GTCATTTGGTCATATTAAAGATGTTTTTTCAAGAATGCCAACAGTTACTGTTTGTTTGGATCAAAAAGTACTTGAGATTGCTACCAATATTATAACTGAAAAAGTTAGAAATAGTTGGTTAGCTTTAGGTATAACAAATAGAGTTTTAACTTATCATGAGGTTTTGTTTGGTGTTCCAGAACTTAATGTAACTACGATCAGAAAAGATAGTTCGATGGGTATTATGCCATGTGTAGCTGAAGTGATGTTTGATGGTTTAACAAACAGACTAGAGGTTTTTGGTACTGTCGATCAGGCTCTGAAAGGTCAAGCCGGTGACAAATTTCCGTTGTTCTGTGAAAGACTCGAAGAAATTGAGGAAATTTTAGCCACAGGAGGACAGTTACCTATTGGTGTTTTAACATCAACAACTTTTCCAAAGTGTGAACCTAGGAAAATTAATCCTGATACAGGTGTGACAAAGGATTCTAGAATAATTTCTGTACCAAATCCTTTTTTGCAATTTTTAATGATGAAATACTTTGGTGTTGCAATCAGTAATTTGACTGAATGTACAGGTAGTTTGGGCATGGGGTTCTTTGGACCCATCGACGCAGAGGTCCAGATTCAGATATTGTCAAGGGGTTTAACATTGGCTGAAATAGCTGCGTTAGATGCAGATTTTGAAAAGTTTGACTTAAATTGTAATAGTCAATTTTATAGAAGTGCATACATGGCCATTATTAACTCTAGCAATTGTTATACTGCAAGAGATTTAGTTGTTATGAGCGCATTAATTATGTTAACACATAGCGGATTGTTTTGTTGCCCCATATCAGTTAATCTGGCATTATTGTGTTGCAAGATTAATGGTGTGCAATCTGGTTCAGCAGCCACCAGTATGAGCAATAGTATATCAAATCATACTATGATCATTTATGCATTAATTATTTGCATTTTGAAAAATGGACATTCATTGGATGAAGCTATTAGAGTTTGCACTGATGATGTGTCAATAATAGTTCAAGGTGATGACATGGTCATGGTTATGAGTATCAAGTGTATTAATAAATATGGTGTTGATTTTGATAAAATGCGTGCTGTTTTTGCCTCAGCTGGTATAAACATGACTCCTGGTCAAAAAGAAGATAAGGTTGGAAAATGGTTACCTTTAGTTAAGAATGACAAAGATCGTGGTGTCACTTTTCTACAAAGATCATTAACCTTAGATCGTCATGGTCGAGGTAAGTGTTGGGCAAGAAACATATCTAGTCTCATAAAAGAGACATTAT